ATGAAGATGAAAATGAAGATGAAAATGAAGATGAAAATGAAGATGAAAATGAAGATGAAAATGAAGATGAAAATGAAGATGAAAATGAAGATGAAAATGAAAATAATGGTATTAAAATTGTTGAAGTTGATGAAGATCTAGACTTAGCAAACTATTTAAAAATGACAGTTAAAGAATTAAGAGGTTTAGTTAAAGAAAGAAAACTTCATAATGATGTATCACGATTAAGAAAAAATGAATTAATTGAATTATTGCAAAAACAATAATATATTAACTATATATATAATGAGTTGGGCAACATGCTATAGTGGATCTAATAATGTTTATTTAAATAAACCTGCATTAATGAGTGATGGACGTATTTTTAATAATTTAGCAAATGATTCTGATATTATTGAAAATAAAAAATTTGAAAGCAGTAAAGATTATAAAAAATTTATACAAGAAAATAGTGAACAAATAATGGAAGATAGTAGTAATTTTATGATGAATAATTCCGGTATAATTAGTAAAAGTAAAACTACTAGTTATAATGGTAATGTACCATTTGTTTATTCATCTAGTACCGATGAAGCTAAACCAGCTGGATATGTTGAAAGTGATTTAAAAAATGCATATTTATCTAGAGAACAACTTCAATCACAATTAATTGCACCAAAAGTTTTAAACTTAAATAAAATTTAAAGAGTATTATATTATAATTTATTATTTATAGTATAATGAAAATTCTAAGTATTGATGTTGGAATTAAGAATTTAGCATTTTGTTTACTTGACGTTGAAAATGAAAATAGCTATACTATTTTGAAGTGGGACTGTATTAGTATTTGTCAAGAATGTAATAATGTTTGTAAAATTTGCGAAAAACCTGCAAAATATTTTAAAAATGATATTTTTTACTGCAAAAAACATGCAAACAAAGATGAAAAACTAGTAATCCCTAATCAAAAATCAAATTTTCAACAAATAAAAAAACTTAAATTTGCTGAATTATATAGTTATGCTGATGAAAACAATATTGATTATGTAAAACCAATAAAAAAAAATGATTTATTGAATACCATTGAAGAACATTTAAATAAAAAATATTTTAACATAGTTAAACCAATACGTGCTGAAGATGTTGATTTAGTTTCAATTGGTAAAATACTAAAAAACAAATTTGATAATATTTTTTCATGTGATTTTATAAATTTAGATAAAGTATTAATTGAAAATCAAATTAGCCCATTAGCAAATAGAATGAAAACACTTCAAGGTATGCTGGCACAATATTTTATAATGAAAACGAATTCAAATATTATTTTTGTTTCTTCTTCCAATAAATTAAAAGAATTCCAGCAAGCTAAAGAAAATAATGAAAATAATAAGACAACTTATAATGAAAGAAAAAAAATGGGCATTGAACATTGTCAAAAAATAATAAAAACTAATAATAATTTAGAAAAATGGTGTGAATTATTTGATAAGCATTCAAAAAAAGATGATTTAGCAGATTCTTTCCTTCAAGCTATTTGGTATATTAAATCATTAAATAATTTATAATTCGTAGTACTTAAAATTAAAACATATAAATAAACATAAATGAGTGCTCAAGAAATTAATCTCGATGAAATAGATAATTTACAATCTACAAACTTTGGACCAGGTATTGAATTATTAATGAATGATAAAAAATCTAGTGAAAAAAAAGATACTAGTATTGATATTGATGATTTAGATGCTTTGGAAAAAGACTTAAATGATTTTTCAACAGATATTAAAATAGATATTCCTAGTCTAGATTTGAAAGAAGACATTAAAATAGATAATTTTGAAGAAAATAAACCATTAAATATATCTTTTGAAGAACCTAGAATAAAAATTGGTCAAGAAACTGCTGAAAGTATTGGAAATGATAAAACATGGGATGGTTATGGTTCTTTTAATGAAATCCCAATGAATCCTGACCAAACTATTAGTAGTGAACCAAAATTAACAAAAGAAGAGATGTTAAAAGAAAAATTTAAATATTTGAGAAAACTTGAATTATTAGAAAAAAAAGGTGCAGAGTTGACAAAAAAATATAGTATGGAATCCTCACTGAATGAAATGAAGGGTGAATATGAAATGCTAATGAGTGAAAAGGAAAAAGACAATTCTGTTAAATTTCAAGGAAATATGTTATCAGCACTCATTAATGGTATTGAATTTTTAAATAATAAATTTGACCCATTTGATATCAATCTAGAAGGTTGGGGTGAACAATTTCAAGAAAATATTAATGATTATGATGAAATTTTTGGTGAATTACATGAAAAATATAAAAGCAAGGCAACCATGGCGCCAGAACTTAAACTATTATTTCAACTTGGTGCTAGTGGTATAATGGTTCATATGTCTAATACAATGTTTAAAAGTTCATTACCTAATATGGATGATATTATGAGACAAAATCCTGATTTAATGACGCAATTTAATCAAGCTGCATTAAATAGTATGTCAAAGCAAAATCCAGGTTTTACTGGTTTTGTTAATAATATGATTAATCCTGAACCATCTGTTGTTAATACTGGACCACCACCAGAACCAATACGAACACAAGGTGCAGGTTCTATGCCTCCACCAAATAGACCAGGTTTTAAAGAACCAGTTTCGTTTAATAGTAGACCGGATTTAAATAAAAGTATTGATATTAGTGATACATTTGAAAGTGCTGACCCTGTAATGAAAAGTAGAAGAAGAGAAATGAAAGGACCTGATAATATTGATGGACTATTGTCTGGATTAAAACAAAAAGCTTCAGAAAATATTGTAATTGATAGGAATGACGATGACAACTTAAGTACAGTTAGTATTACTGAATTAAAAGATATGAAAGAAAATGCTACAATGCCAAGAAAAAAAGGAAGAAAGAAATCTGATAAAAATACTATTAGTCTAGATATTTAATACAAAATAGATAATAATTTAATATAAAAAATAAATATATAATTTAAATAAAATGGATATTAATTCACGAACATTAGAAGTAGTTAATATTTTTAAAAAACTAAAAAATTTAAATTTAGGTATTAGTAATTTTCATGAGTTTGATGAATTTAGAAAAATATGCAATGAATTTATTAGAACAGGAAATCATGTGAAAGGTGAAATAAATATTTGTGGAATTAAACGAATAATATGTTATAATCTAGGTAATACTGTTGATTGTATGCTTAAATATGATGCAAATGTTTAATTTACATATAAGTAATTTATATAATATAAGGTTGTTGTAATATTATATAAATAATTTTTTATACATTTATAATATATGCACGATTATCATGATATTTTATTTTTCATTGGAGGAACATTTATATATTTAGCCGCGTTTGGTTTTGATAAATTTATTGTTGAAAACTTGATACCTAAAGGACAAATATCTTTTTTACTTTATTATACTATACTACTTATTCTAGGTATTTATTTAATATATGAAATATTTACAAAAACTAAATATAATAAGCATCATTAATGTTTATGTTTAATTCATGATTTTGATAGATAATATAATGTAATACATAAAAATAAGATTTACAACCCAAATCATTAATCATCATTAATTTTTGGTGCTAAAAATATTTTTAATAATGAAGTATCATTAACTTTATATAAAATTTGTAATGGAACATCTTTTGCTAATTTAATTTCTACATTTTCACTTACTTTACAAAACATGCACATATTATGAATAAATTTTGCATTAAAACATAAATTTAAATTATCTTCTATTTTTAATGATTTAATATCTTTATTCTTTTCTGTTATTTCTATTTTCATATTAGATTCTTCTGAATCAGTCTCTATATATAATGTATTATTTTCTGTATTGAATTTAATAGATTCACCAAAGCTACTTAATTGGTCAATAAGTTGTTTGAATTTTTTACTATCCATATTTAATTCTAATTCATAATCTGGTTCAGATACTTCCAGTAAATCACTTTCAATATCAACTAATGGTACAATAAAATATTTATTATAATCAGATTCTTCAGAGATAAATTCTATATTTAATTTATCGCAATTTACTTTATCATAATACATATGTATATTTTGCTTCTCAGTCCTTGTTGATAATATTTTTGATAATATATTTAAATTTACACCTATACATAAGTTTGTTTCAGAATTGTATTTTGAAAACCAAGAACTGTCTAAGTTAATATCAAACATTGATACATGTGAAGTATCCATTCCTTGAATATAAAAACTGTCTTCATTAAAATGTATGTTAACATTATCTGTAAAAACTTTTAAATTTTGTATTATATTTGTTAAAACAACACATCTTTTATCATCTTCTAATAATATATCCATATTAAATTATATTGTAGTATGTTTAAATATATATTTAACAATGAAATAAATATATATTTATGATGATTATTTGAATTTATTAGTGTGGTTTGCTATCGGATTTGATGATTTACAAAAATATCCCTTTTCAATATAATCTATATAATTATAGTACAATATAAAACTAATTCCAACATCTTCAATGATATACGGATAATTTTGTGAAAAATCATTCTTATTCAATATATCAAATTTTATACTTTCCATATGGTCAATTATTGTCTTACAAGATTTATTAGAAATATAATATAATGTACCATAAGCACCAAAAATAGCTGGTTTTATGTTATATATACTTATATCTATATCTTTTAAACCATGCAATGGATTATCAAAATCTGATTTATTATTTTTATAATAATTTATCATCCAATCTGTTTTCTCTGTTTTCTTTAAACACTCTCTATTTGTACATTTAAAATCTCTTCTTGGACAAGAATCACCACAATAATCTGGTTTTGTTTCTTCTAACAAAAAATCAATTAGTCTTTTTTCATTAAACATTAAATCATCACCACATCTTAATATACCTTGTTTTATATTGAAAATACTATAAATAATTTTCATAGATAATGTTAATTTCTTTAATAAATGCAAATATGAATCTTCACATCTAATATATAAATAATTTGTATCTTTAATTTCGTACTCATTTTTTAAAAAAAGGTCTCCTATAACATAAAATACTTTCCAACCTATATATTCATTTTTATTTAATTTAAATTCTTTTAATCGGGTATTCATATGTTTTTGACACGATAATACTAAAATAATACCTTCTACTTCTTCCATATTATTAAATTTATACAATATTTTTATATAATAATTTTATATAATAATTTTATTTTTTATTTATTATTTTATTTACTACATTTCTGAAAAATTTTTCTTCTGGGTCTGAAAAACGTTCTATCCATGTATTAGAAAATATTGGTTTATTCATATATTTCTTATATAATTCTTCATCATTGTCTACTTTTTTGATATATTCAACTGCATCTTCAAAAGATTTAAAATCATGAACACATATCATTGTTTCTTTATTAAAATCTAAGTGTACATTTTTATTGCCCCAATATATTGGAATACAATTGCATAAATAAGCATGTAATATTTTTTCAGTAGTATAACCATCATTTGAACTATTTTCAAAAGCAATACAAAATTTATATTTTTTCTGAAATTTAACTTTACCTTGTATTGTATATCCTATACATGCATGATTATTCATACAACTACCAGGTGAATCTATTTTTTTATATTTTGACAATATATTAAAAATATTTATTCTATCTTGTTTTTTGTTGCTATAAATGAAACAACAAAATTCCGTATTTTCTTTGGGAGTTAAAGTTAATTTTGATAAATCTTTAAAATAATTTTTATCAAAAAATGCATTATCATCTTTAAATGGAATATTTGTTATTAAATTTAAAATCCATACAGGAAATCTTATATTATTATACTGATTTGTATCTGTAAAAGTTAAATTTAAATCAGCATTTTTATCTAAAGGTTTATTTTCTCCTGTATAAAATATTTTATATGTATTTTTATATTTATTCATGTTCTCTTGTTTCATATTTCCAAAAACAGAATAAAAAAGTATATCTTGATTTGTATCACTTATTTTATTTTTTGCATCATAAAAACACTCAATTTCAATACCATATCTTTTTAATAAACTTTCAAATGAATTATAGCATGATTTTTTACTATAAAAATATTCTTTCCACCAATGTATAAAATGAGCAATTATTTTTTTTTCCATTATTATAATAAATTATAATTATTTTTGTTTTTTTTACATATTTAAATATATAATATTGAATATATATATAAATATACATGTGCGGTATAACTGGTATATATTATAACAATTGCAAAAATATAAATAATAATGCTTTAGAAATATATCAGTCTTTACTCGCTATTCAACATAGGGGGCAAGATGGTGCTGGAATACATTGGTTTAATGATAAAAGCAATATATATAAAGATTCTGGATTAATTTCTTGTATATTTAATTATAATATGTTAAAAAGGATGAATGGAAACATTTATATTTCTCATACACGATATAAAACAAATAATATTTTAAATTCTTTTCAACCATTTGAAATACAGTCAAACAAATTAAGTATTTCACTTTGTCATAATGGAAATATTATAAATGTAAAAGAATTAATTTATTTATTAAAAAAAAATTATAATAAAGAAGTAGATAACATATCTGATAGCTATATATTAACAGTATACATATTTGAATTTTTAAATTATATTATAAATAATAGAGTAAAATTTGAAGATATCTGTTTACTATCTAATAATTTACATGAAATTATTCATGGTAGTTTTTGTATTTTATTAAGTATACAAAATTTTGGTTTAGTTGCTATAAGAGACAAAAATGGAATACGACCATTAAGTTATGGAAAAAATAATAATAATGATTATCTGATATCAAGTGAGACTTGTTCGTTTAATCATACTAACTATGATTATATAAGTGATGTAGAACCAGGTGAAACAATTTTGTTTAATAATAACGAACAACATTATACATATCGTAATCAAATTACAAAGAAAATATTATTTAAACCGTGTTTATTTGAATATATTTATTTTGCAAGAATAGATTCAATAATAAATAATATTTCGGTATATAATTTTCGTTATTTAACTGGTAAATTATTGGGGAAACATATAAATCATTTAAATATAGATTATATTGTTCC